CTACTGGCTGGCTGGTCTTTCCGGCCAGTCAGGGGCGGCTGTATCCATCCGGTTTACCAGCACCCTATATTTTTTCCATTCGTCGAGCCGCGCTTTCTCATCATCTGTTGCGATTCCAAGATCAACTGCATCCTGCAATGGCGCGATTTTTTCAGATGCCATTTGCAAAAGACGGCTTTTGGTTTCTTCCGCCTGACGAAGCTGCGCTGCTTTTTCAGCCGCTTCGTCTTTTACCCAGACCTTAGCCTTACCATCCCATTTCTGGTATTCACCACCTGGTGAAACTGATGTGACATTTTCGGGCAACGGACCAGGAGCGGAGATATAAACCTGATTGCCGGTTGTTGTGTCGTAAACCATCTCGCCGCGGTGATCCTCATGCAAACTCCATGTTTGGGTTTCAGCGTCAAATATAGCAATATGACTGGCGGGAATATCAGGAGGGGCGATATCAGTACAGTTTGCCGGTAGTCCTGTGTGCGGCGGAATATACGCATCACCTGCACCAATAAATTCGTTAGTATCTGAACGCAGATTGAAAATTTTAATTGTCTGCGCCTGTTCGCTCATTTTAAAAGTCATTATGCCAGCCTCACTATGTAGTTAAATGCAATGTTTTTAACCGTGGTTTCCGCATTACCGTCTGCGTCCACAATAACGACGTGTCCGTGTGGACCTATATACATGGTGTGCTCATGTCCTCCGATATAAACTGTATGTGCATGGTCGCCAGCGGCCTGTGTCCATGCACCACCTCCTGGCTGAAATGAGGTGTTATTGGAATCTCCCCAGTATGAATTGATATAACCGCCGAACTGGTGAGTATGATTGCCCGTGGTATTGGTCGATTTCGTGCCGTAATCAAAGGATGAGGTAGATTTTGTCCCTAAGTCAGTATCCTGCGCTCTGGCGCTGTGACTGTGCGATTTGTTGCCGTCCATTTCTTGCGACAGTACAGCACGTCCACTGATGGGCTTACCCTTTATTGTCCAGCCCCGCATGTCAGGGATAATGCCGGACGGATACGCTATAGCCAGTAACGGGTAAGCAGATTTATCAAACGATTGCCCCTGCATCAGGGCGTAACCGGCTGGGGTAGCATCAGACGGCCATGCTATCGCCGCACCTACTGGATACGAATTCGGTGGCGGATTTAGTGAGGTGTAGAGCATCGCCCATTCGGACCACTCAGCATCGGCGGTATCTCGATGACTGCGAATATATGCGGGCGCTGGCGCACCGTTTGTCCCGCTCCAGCCAATGAGGATTTCCCCATCACCGGTTCCGGTCAGACGTAAAATATTTCCGTATTGCGTCGGATAGCCATTGTTGTAGACCTCGCCCATTATCAGGCCGCTATCGCTGCCTCTTGTCGCACCAGTCAGTGCCGGAAGCGCGCCGCGTGATGCCAGTCTGTTCGCTGCAACAGCCGTACCTGATGCAGGGAGCGCTCCGATATTTTGTACAAACAGCGGCTTATTCGGGATATCCGCACCACACTGGCTTTTAGCCATGTAGTTTTCATCACTTTCGGTTTTGCTGTAGACCTCAAGACTGGAGCGACCTTTGGCCTTATCCGGTACGTCGGACAGGTTCTGGTCCTTCTGCAAATACCGTGATCCCAAATAAATCTCCAGGGGATTAAGCACAGAAAAATAGGTTTTTGTATTATCCAGAACGCATAAGACAGGAATATCTTTAATAATATCATTGGCCGATAACTCTGCTTTATTCCCCTTGTATAGTGGGAATATGCCAAGCACACGTCCTCCCATCATCAGTTGCAGAGTGCTGGCTCCGGTATTGTTTAGCGCCGGAATAACCACAAGTGGAGTGCGCAATGTCCAGTCAACTCCACCATTGACGAAATAAGTTGCTGGTAACTCCAGCGTCAGATTATTTTCTGTACCTCCGGCCACACCAGCGACATAATGCCCACTCTGGAGCTCTTCAATTTGTACAAACTGATTTTCAGATCCTCGCGTCGCAAAATTCGCTATAACGTCATTCAGTGACCATCCCTTCGCTGTTGTACCTTCCTGACCGCGAATAACCGTCAGCATGTCATTATTAACTGCTGTCAGATGGCATACCTCAAAAACTGTTTCTTTTGCGTCTGTCAGTGTAATTTTGGCGTAAGTTTTAAGAGGGTTTGAGCTGTTTGCATAATCGCTGGTCAGCAAATTAGCAAACATCGCTCCCACACCAGGCATCACCTGAATGGTCGTCTGGCTGGCGGTAATATCAGCCGCCAGTGAGGAGACGACATTATTTCCGAATCCAATAATCATTGCTCAACCACCGTTACCGAATAGGTATAAATAAAAGGGAGTTTCACCAGCGACTGGTCAATTGCATCTTTAAGAAAGTGTCCGACACCATCGCCATAGTCAGGAATGGAGACAAAAAAATGCCCTTATCGGGCATTACACTAATATCAAAAGTGGACTGTACAGGTGGGTCTATTCCGTTAGCTCCATGTATAAAGCGTGCAAGCCGTCGTTTGAACCAGTTGATACAGAAGTGCGAACCATCGCCTTTATAAAAATTCCATGTCAGTATCCGTTTAAAATAGTCGTCCGGAACATATGACGCTGAGCCGGGAACATAATTTCTCAGTTTTGCATACGCGACATTATTGTACTCAATAGTGTTATACGCCCCACGAGCAATGGCATCCTCGGAGATTTGAAGCAAGGGGCGTGATTCCCCATAAATACCCGCCGCAATCCAGTCCAGCAACTCACCGGTAATCGCCGGGGAGGTCCAGCAAGGTAAATTCAGGTTGTTAAAGTAATCAAGATACCCCTGTGCCAGTTTGTTATAAGCATCAAAAAAGGCAACTATATACGGATCGTCATTATATTGCGTATAGGGGTAGGCCGGAATAATGCTTTCAAGAAGAGCTGCCATATTGCTTAACCTGAATTTGTGAAGATGAAGTGGAAAAATAGGCGTAAGTATCACCATAAACCAGGCTGGAGTCGGTTGCAGGTGGGACAATTTTTCCGTTTATTCCAACCTGAATATCAATCATTGATACAAGGTTTGAAGATACAAGCCCCTTAACCTGATTAAGAAAAATATCCCGAATCAGGAAAATGTTTATTGGTTCACCCGTTGCAATTCCGTTAATGTAATCAGCAATGCTTTGCTGCACTGCTTTTTCAATCCCGGTTGGATCGATATAGCTGGTTGAGGCTGTATTCCAGGTGATTAAAAGCGTAACGTTTTGTGATGATGGCACTACAAACGGCACGTGATACGTATCCGGATACACAATGATCGGTATCGTTTTTTTATCCACCGCAGCGCCTGATGGATTCACTACATCATTCGTCAGTACGGAGATATCTGGCACGGCTTTATAGATAGCGTAAGCCACTTCATAAGGATCGCCGCCACCAGCAATCGCTACCCATGCCCCCAGCGATGCCTGTCGGTATGAGATCAGATTCTCCTGTACACCATAAACATTTTTCAGTTCAATCCGGTAACAGTCAGGCGTTCCCTGTACACCGTACATACCCGCCTGGAATACCTGGGCACGGTATGAAGAAAAAGTCTGTTCCTGCGCGCCGGGTAATCCAGCGGTAAGGTTGGTGCAGGTCAGGTTGTATGTATTCGGTACTGAGGTTTTTATCTGATTTACAGTTCCCGCAGGTACTGCCCAGGAGCCCCCGGTTGTTGCCAGGCAATAGACAGGCTCCGTTTGTCCACTTTCCGGGATCATCGTGTCACGCTGAACGGTGTAGGTGTAGGTTCCATCCCCGACCATAAAACCTTTCGGTATAGCAAACCCGGGCGGGCCACTGAACACCACATAAACCGATGTATTGGTACCCTGCCCTTTCTGAACGCCGTACATATCACCCAGTTGCGCCAGCAGGTGTACATTTGCCGAATACGGGCTGCATGAGTTAATTAGGTCAACCCGCGCCTGATCACATACCACAAGCGCACCGACGCTCGTACTGACCAAATCTTCAATCAGCGATCCTGGTAGATTTGTGGTTATCCCCGAGGACAGCGCTGTTGCAGTATCAATAATCAGTTGCCGGAGTTCATCCGTCGTTTTAGGAACAGGGCCGGCAATATCATAACTAATGGGTAAATCACTCATACATACACCTGAGCCACTATTTTAGAGCCTGAGTTAGTAATCGCCGAAATGTTGTAAACAGGGGGATCAACATCCGCCAGCGCAATCTGTAGAGAGGAAAAATATTTGCTGAACTGCTGCTGGAGCCGGTTAACATAAAAAGTCGGCAGTATCTGCTGAATAACTGAGCCGTTAGCCGGTATACCGTGATTAGCAAAAAACGGGGACTCCTGCGGGGACAGCTTCAGATTCTGCACCAGCGTTGTGAGATACACAGAATCGTTAAACCCGTTTTCGTCAGTTGTGACCGTTACCCACTTCCCGTCTTTATCTCGTCCGTATGTCCTCATTCGGTAATACTCCCGTTGAATTGTGACGTTGGCCCTCCGGTATCCTGTCCGTCATTACCATTGCTGTGCCTGTGGCTGTTAACCCACTGAACCAGCTTTTCCCAGCCCTCCAGCATGATTTTCGGGCTTGTGCTGGCCGCACTGTCAGTCAGTGTTCCACTCTGCCCTGTCAGCGACCAGGTACCAGCGGTGAGCGTCAGAACTGTACTGCCCACCGTCACTTCGAATTTTTCAGGTGTGGCAATCGTGATACTTTCCGGTGTGAGCAGAAACGTAGTGTTACTTTTCGCCTCACGAATGGTTACCCCCTCCGGTCCGTACAGCGTCAGTACCTGACCATCGACGTTCTCCCACTCCGTGTTACTGATGGGTAAAAACACCAGCGCACTGAGATTTGCAGGGGGCGTCAGATCAGCCGTTCCCCCTCCGAGGCCGCTGGCACCGCCAAGGTAGGTATCCGCCGGGATGGCTATCCCCTTATCTCCTTTTTGCATCGGGTATCTGATGTACTGAGGGCCGAATAGCGGAATGGTCAACTGAGGTAACGTGTAGGGAATGTCCCGCAGCAAAAAGGTAACAGTGACCATTTTCCCGGACTGACTGACGACCTCTGCGGGTAAAATCTTTCCGGCCATCTGCATAGCGGCGGCTATTTTCTGGTCGGCGAAATTATTCATATTGCCGCCAAAACTCAGTTTTTTGTTCAGGCTCACTGTTTTTGTGTCTCCGAATAAGGATTAGCCTCAAGAACAGTTACCCAACTGTTAGCATCAGGCTGCCGACTGTTACCGAGAAGACGAACTAAAGTTACCTGAAAAAGGCCTTTGAATGCCGATTCATCACGAAACTGCGAATAGGACGCGGCCTGAATTATCGGTCTGGATTCCTTCGGCATCAGAATATAATCTCCGACCTGAATATCACCGCGCATAACGCAGGGAACGGAAACCGTATTATATTTAATCCAGGTGGGTTGCCCGATAAGATCGGTAAACTGAAGTTGTATCGGGTGGTCCCTACGGTATGCAGCGCTTTCCTCCGGTTTTTTAGCCCGGTGAGTGTCGAAGTCGTTGTCGTAGACGCGGATTTCATTACCGTCCACCACGGCTATTTCCACCCCTGCGTAATTTTTATCTTTAATAATGCTTTTGCTGAACGTATTGAGATACACGGCAAGGTCGGAAAGGCTCCCGCAATACATACCATTGTCGTAATTATTCACAAGCCTGTCGCTGATACTGATTGAAAACGTATAACCACCAAGCGTCCGTAAGCAATCGAACAGAGCATCGGAAAGTTTCTGCCCTTTATTCCAGGGGAGCGTTAAATTAATGGGAGCCAGCGGAAGCGGGTCAACATGAGAAACCGGACTCACCGTCACAATTAAATCGAGACGCAGTTCGGTACCCTGCCAGTTCCCCATCACCTGCCAGATAACACCTTTCAGAACCAGCCCCGATTTTCCGGCATTCGCCAGCGGAAGCCCTTTTGACATCCCGACTCTTACCTCTATCGGCATGCCGAACATATTCTGTCTGGCCTGCTGCATTTCCTGCGGACTGATACCCCATATCGTAATGGTGGTTTCCCCCTGCGGCGTGGATTCCCCAAAACGCAGAATATCAAATTCAACCATCAGGCTCCCGGGGTTATGTACGCCATTTTTCACACTGGTGTAATGCCTGTAAATTTTTCGGGTATCTGCGTTCGGATCCGGGGGATACTGGGGAGGGTAAAAAATTTTAATATCATAATATCGCATCAGTTAATCACCTCAATCTGTCCGCTGGCAACTCTCCAGACCATTTTTGTCGAACTAAAGGCCCCCATCAGAAGGTTAATATCGTAATCCGCTGGAGACGCGACAACGGGAATGGTTAATTTCCGATTGCCGGAATTATCCGTAACATTCAGATACCAGCGCTGTGAGTAAATATTCCATTTCATCTGGCAGTCATATATTTTCCCGTCAAGCACCGGACTGAAAACCATACTTTTCTGTTCATTGCCAGAAAAAGGGTATAATGCGGTACTCATGGACCAGTTACCCCGCTCAGCTTTCCGATAAGACCAATAACCGCGCTTGTCACACTGCTACCAACTGACGTGTTACCAATCGCTCCCGCCGCCGTTGTCCAGGCGTTGCCCGTAACTTTATCGCCGCCATCAATCCTGCGCTTAAAATTATTTGCCACCTGTTCCGCTTCACTTTCGGTGATCAGCGGCTGCTCAAACTCCCACAGCCATTGCCGTTGCGGCAGCGGTTCATTTGAGCCCGTTACGTCGCGTACCGCCTTCAGTATACAGTTGCTGTAAATGATGGCCGGAGTGGCGACGATGAACGTTCCGCCAAGGTTGGCATGTCCCTGTAGTACTGCCTGCAGCGCGCTGAGCGTGACCAGCTTTGTCATGGCACCGGTATTCTCGTTCACCGGCGCATTCATCAGCATAGACACGCGCAGAGGCTGAGCCAGCAGCGCATTCGCGGCAACCTTCTGATTAGCGAACGGATAACGACCGATATCGTAATCCACCATTGTCGTGCCCGCTGCGGCTGACCAGTGGCAGAAATATTTATCCAGGTCGGTGAGACCCGTCGCCCCGCCCATCAGACCTGAAACGTAGCTGGCGCTCTGGGTCAGGGCAACTATCGGCAACATGCCGCCGGGTATACTCTGCGCCACACCATCGCAGAGAATAACCGGGGAGATTTCAAAACCGAGCTTGTAGAGCTCGCGGGTAAATGACATTAACCGAACCCTCCAAGTTGCGTACTGGATACAACTGCATTACCGCCGGTATTGTTATAAACAACAAGTCCCTGAGCATGACCACGCTTCTGGTTATCCAGAATTTGTTGCAGTATCTGGTCAGTTTTCCCCGAACCCTGTTGTACTGGTTGTACGACAGGGTTACTTGTGCTGGTACCGGGCAATTCAGAACCATACTGGGCAAGGTATTGTCCCCGCACGCTGTCGGATGGATTTATATCCTGCAAAGATTTTTTCTGCGATTCCTGAAAATGACCTCCGGCATTATTGATAATCTGTATAACCTTCCCTTCACTTAACCGGGAGCCAGCACCTTCTTTTACTGACATGGCAGTAATTAATTTCGCGAGCGTCCGGGTATCATTTAAATTCAGCTTTTCGAATTCGCTGCGGCCAGTCGCATTCACAACATGCCCTATATATGCTTTCGTATTGTTCTCGTTAGATGGAGCCCATTTACTGATAATATCGTGGATATTGTTGATGCCCTTTGTGCCGTATATTTGCAGTTGTTTTGCAGCAGCGAGAACGCCTTCATCCAGGCTGGGGAACACAGCAAATTTCCCGCTTCTGGTATTGGCGGTTTCATAACCTGCGGCATAACGTAAATTCGCAGGATTATTGAACCTGTCAGCAATGGTTCGCCCCTTAGCATGAACATCAGCCTGTTTCCCGTCGACCGGCTTAACATCCCCTGATGCAAAGAATTTTTTTACCCCTTTCAGCCACGACCACACTCGCGGATCATCATCCCCACCCGGGGTGTAAGTCACACTGGTAACGGGATCGGTGCGCTTCTCGTCGCTGAGTATCGATGACCGGGATTTAATGTCATCCGCCGTGATGTCGGATTTACCACTTATCCAGTCAATGACTTTGCCGATAACCCGACCAAGCCGCTCCACACCGGATATGAAAGCTTCAACATCTTTCTGGAATTCGGGGGAAGCCAGATAGTTACCAAACCGGCGTATACCATCTGAAAGGCCATCAATCCATTTTCCCAGTTCCGGCGATTTAAGGACCGTTTCAATCGCACCGGAAAAGGCATCCGAAAGTTTTCCCAGCTCCGGCGCCAGCGGTGCCAGTCCCCGGATAAACGTATTCCCGATACTGACCTTACTGCGGTCGAGCTGAATGTTGAAATCCTGCCACTGGCGAAGCTGCTGGTCCGTCAACTGAAGGCGGCGGGTGTCCTGCTGTGCCTGTTTCGCCATCGCATCGATTTCTTCATCGCTCATTTTTTTGAAGCGGTTCAGATCGTCAAGGGTGAAATAGTTCGTCAGCCCGTAGGCTTCAGCCCCCTGCTGCGTGCTGCCGTTACGCACAAAAATATCACGCGCCGCTTTTATCATTTCAGGTAAAAGCTCAGCAGGATCCCTGTCCGGGTTATCGACTCCCATTGCCCGGAACTGCCAGCGTTTACTCAAATCAAGCTGCGCATCACGTATGGCGCCCAGAGTTCCGACAGGATTACCCAGCGCTTTCTGAAAATCGACAGCAGTCGAATTAAGTCCACCTGCCGTCGTCCCCAGCCCCATCGCAGTAAACCGTTGTGCGGAGGCATTGCCGGCCAGGTGGTTAAGCCCCCACAGACCGCCCGCACCAGCCAGCCCGGAAAAAAGCCCCAGAACGGTTCCCCATGAAAGCAGGCTGGTTGTGGCATCTTTAATATGACCTGCCAGCGATTTCGCATCCTTGCTGGCTTTATTCAGGAAATTGCGCGCACCGCCGGACTTCTTGTTAAACTCCGTCTGGGTTTTTGTGGCCTTCTCCAGATTACCGTTGAGTCGATCGAGGCCGTCATTAACAGATGCTAACGCCGCAACGCCATCAGCGAACGCTTTTGTAATCCCCTCCGTACCATCCCGGACACGTTCTGTCTCCTTTGCGGCCTCGCCGAGTCCGTGAACCGCCCCCCGCCATTGTTCAGGTAATTCGCCGAGTGCTTTCTGGTATTCATTGAATTTTTCCAGGAACGACTGAAATTTCTCGTCCTGAACATCAATTTCGACAATGGATTTAGCCGCCATTGAAATACCCCTTGCGTCTTATTTCCTCCAGAATGAACCGCTGCCGGAAATGGAGCGGGCTTTTATATTCGCCGCAGCCCAGTTCACGGCAGAGGTGACTGAAGCCTTCGCATGAGGCCCATGTCAGGAGGGTATGTGTGAGGGTTCCGGCAGGGCTTCCGGGGTCGGGGTATCGGTAGCCGTTTTCGACGTCGGTAAAGAATCGAGATACGCCATAGCGCTCAATGACACAAGTTGCCCACTGTACATATCGAGCGCTTTCCCCACCGTCGGTGCGATCAGGTTCGCTTTCTGAATGGCAGAGCTCACCATAAAAAAAACGACCTCGCCCTCAACTTCCCGGTACTCATCATCGGTGATAATTTCCTGCCTGAATGCAGCCTCCAGCGAAGACGTTTTCCAGGTTCCGTTATCGTTCCAGATGACCGTTGTCAGACGCTGTATCTCATCGACAATATTCGGCGTTCCTGGCTGAAGATCTCCTGCCTCCTGCCGCGCTTTGATGATTTTTCGCAGCATCATCGCCGCCACGCGGGGCGCACCTACCGAACCCACCAGGGAGAAAAAATTATTGAACAGATTCCCCAGCAGTACGCAATTTTCCTCAACGACTTCATACGGAAACGGCACAATGTGCAGATACACCAGTGAGCCGTCATCGCGGGTGATGGTGCTGACAAAATTCAGTTTTCGGTCAATTTTCACGGCCATTAGCCCCACATTTTATCGTTGGTGATCAGATAACCGGAAATCGTCACGACATATCCGGCATCCATACCGTTGATGGTCAGTTCATTAAAATTCACCAGATATGCATTCAGGACCGTGTAGTTTCCGAAGGTGCTGGCATCCGGCGTGATAACGACCTCTCCCAGCGACGTATCAGAAGCGAAACGGTTCTGATAGCTCGCCGCCAGCCCCTGCGTTCGCAGTAAATGCATCGTGATCGTTACCTGCTGATAAGGTACCTGGCTCCCCACGGTTCCGGTCAGTGTGGGGATAATGTCCGTTGCAGCCGAATCCGGCCGCATACTAATCGCATCCTTACCCAGAAATGACGCGGTGACATTCAGCGCCGGAATATCCGTGACAGTCACCGCACCCCTGACACGGTTAAGAAAGCCCTGCGGTACTAATGGATTTGGCATTTATTACGCCCCCACAAAGTTGGTTACGTTGAGATTAAACGTGATGGACTCAAAACCACGACGCGGGGTGACAACCGCACTCAGGCCGTTATATTTTCCATCGGCGTAATCGGACTGATTCAGGCTGGTATAGTCAGCGAACGGTACTGCGTTGATGACCGCGTTCCCGGCATAAGAGCCTTTTTCATATTCCGCGTTGAACGATTCCTGCGTGAGCTGCGTATCAATTACCTGACCGAGGATTAGCCCGTAACTGATACCGGAACGGAGAGTTTTCAAAGCGCGTCGTTGCAGGCGACCAATTCCCTGCTGATCGTAATAAAGCGGGTTAACAGTAGTGTTAGAACCGTTAATCACTTCATTCGCCAGATCCAGCTCAAGGTTGATTGCACACCATGCCACCGAGTACCAGTAGTTAAACGGCATACCGTCAAGCATGTGACCGGCCACCAGCATTTTATTGCTCAGGCCACCTTCTGCCGCCGTGCCGATATAGTTGATATGGTTATCCTGCAGGGTTTTCAGCAACGTACCATTACCTGCCGGCGGATACTCCGTTACGCCATACATAAAGCGGTACGCCATCGGCGGGACCATGTTTGATGACCCCGGATCGTTTGCCAGTGAGGACTGGAACGGTGCCGCCATCGAGAACTCAGTTGCGCCAATTGACGGCGCCTCAACCCCGGCAAAGACATTCGGATATTTTCCGGATACCCATTCCTGGTACGTCACAATCGTGGTAGTGACGAAAAATTTCACCAGCGCGCCGGGTGAAGTGTAATTGTTCGCCAGCGTTTTAAAGGTCGGTTCGGCGTCCCATTCCCTCGGCACAAGGTAAGAGAAAAATTTCTGGTATGTGTTTCCCAGAGAAGTATCTTCATCAATGAACGTACCAAGGGCCGCAACCGCAGATTTTACATTCATCTCACCCAGCTCAAGGACATAAACCGCCCGGCTGGTCCCCTGTGCCCAGTACGTGGTGTTCATCTGCTGGAGTTCTCCGGCGGCAACAGACGTTACGGTACCTGTAGCCGTTGCTGTACCGGGATCACTGTTCAGGGGATAAGTAAACGTTTTTTCGCCTGTCACCGACGCTGTATATGCCCCGTTATAAGCAGCAGGCGCAGCACCAGAAATCACAACAGGGATCGTTTCATCAATGGACCAGCCATGATTTTCTGAAAGAGTCACCGTGACGGTATTCCCGGCCCACGCAAGCGAAGAAATAGCTTTTGCTGGCGCAACGATATTTTTTAGATCGTCTTTGGACGTCAGCAACTGATAACTCCCCGCCGCCAGCGTGGTTCCCCCCGTTGATACCAGAGCGCCTGACTTTAACAACTGGGAGGGTTTCGGCGGACTGGTCACCGACACATTAATATTAACAATTGCCATTACATTATTTCTCCACGTAAATGGACGGAATTGCAGACGTGATCAGCTTACGGGCGACGTTCCTCATCCGCTGCTGGTAGTAATTAACTTTGAATTTGACCTTTTTCCGCATGGCGATAATGTTGAGCTCGTTCTGCGTGACTCGCTCATCCTGTATCACAGGAATATTCATTACGCCCATTTCGGCTTTATCGCTGAGCGTGTAGTCCTGCACATAGCGCAGAAAATCCTCAACGGCAGCATTACGCAGCCCTGTCACGGTGAGTGTCACGTCCTCAGAAACCAGTTGATACTGGTTCTGCTTCTCGTCGAGACAGAAGGCTCCGGCCACAGGGATCGGTTCTCCGCATTTCACTGTAGCGTAGGGCGGCGCAAGGTTTTGCACGGAAAGCATTGCCGGGTACATCGGCATGAAATGACTCAGAGAGAGCCAGATCGGTAATGAGTTGGAAACCACCACATCCGCAAGATCGATATCGTCGGCAGAATTAATAATCTGCGACATCATATGCGGATAAATGGCATGTCCGGTATAATGGTAAATGTTCGCTGGTTCGTTCAGCCCGGAACGGCGCGAGAAAGCAAACTGAATGCCGTAAAACTCCCCGATATAAAGCACCTCAGAACCAATATCATTAAACGGATCAATATCGGCCTGCGCGGTGAAGGTCACCACATTTTTATCGTAGAGCTGTTCTTCATCCTGGATAGATTCAGTAGTCAGGTGCAGATAGCCTTTTACCTCCTTTGTATCCGGTTCAGTATCAGGATCATCCGCAAGAACTGACGCCTTCACCCAGAAAACAAAGCCATCAAGGGGAAGCACTTTCCGGACATATTTAGTAAACGTAACAGATGCCGAACGGCTGATATCATCCAGCCCCTGCACCAGCGACGCATTGAGTTCCGTTTTAGCCTGAGAGAGTTCACTGAGGGAAGGCATTCAGCACCCCACTTACCCAGGCGCGCATTGACGCCTGAAACATACCGGTATCGATAAAAGAGGGCCGCGGTTCCCCTTTCCTGTTTTTAAAACGCTTGCTAATCCCCTCCAGTGCGCGGGCAGTAGGCACACCTTCTGTGCCGTTCATCTCCTCGTTATCAAGGAAAGCGACAAAGAGGTGATGCACCTGTGACATGGATTCCGCGAAGGGATCCGCAGGAAGCGGCGCGCCTGCGAGCATATTTTCGAGACCGGCGGCAAGGTCATTACTCATCATCTGTGCAATTTCCTCGCCGTGGCGGTCAAAGAACGTCTGCATGATCCGGTATTTCCCTTCAAGAATTTCGGCCACATCGCCAGTAGTCGTATTCTCGTTTTCATAGGGAATATCCATCACGCCCAGATGCAGTTTCACGTCAGCCCCCACAAATCGCCGTACTGCTGCGCAATTGCCAGATACCACCGACCATACGGGTCTTTGAGTTGTTGCAGATCTGCAAGAGAGAGATTTTTCAGTGCATCACTGACAACCCGCGTCTGACTGGTTGATTCGTCGGAAGAGGCGCTGATAACGCCAGCAGTAAAATTGTTGATACCCAGTTTTTCACGTACCGGACCGAAAGCGACTTCAGGACCGAAGTTAAGCAGAAAGGAGGCCGCGAGGTTATAAACAGCCTGCGAATACAGAACCGGGCTGATACAGGCGATCTGCCGGTTCACCCAGTCCAGGGACATTGACCAGGAGAGACTAACGGCCGGATCGTCATCGGCTAACGCGTCGGCATTAACTCCCATCGTATTACGGATAAACAGGATAAATCCGGCCAGTTCAGGCATGACACACCCCGCTTATTTTTTCTTTTTAGTTCCCGTGTTAACCGCCAGTGTTTCATCAACAAACGCTGTTTCGTCACGGTCATCGGTGGCGTTCAGTCGCTGCTCTGCACTGACTTCCAGCTCACCGAGATAGCCGTTTTCCTGCTCAGTGAGTGCGTTATTTGTTGCCAGTACGGAAGCCTGACGGCGATCGTGCGCTGCACGGTTCAGGTGACCATCGTTATCCCGCATGGCCTTTTCGATAACCTTCGACGACACCGGCTTATCAATGCTGTAACACAACCCGATATAAATACGGTTCTGGTCGATTTTTGTCGCATCAATCAGACCATAATCGGCGTGCTGCTGAATAATAAGGTCGATTTCGGCGCGGGTACCGTCAATGACAACGGCCTGAGAGCCTGCATTAATCGGGTGATAAACAAGACGTCCCGTCTCCGGCTTGCGCCAGGCGAAATCGTGGCGTTGTTTGGTGGTGTTGGCGATGTACAGTTTCATGTTTACTCCTGGGTAAAAAATCCCCGCGCACCCTCCGGCACGCAGGGAAATCAGCGAGGGAAAATTAATCGCTGTACTTCATCGAAATGATAGTCAGCGCTTCAGGGCGAAGTACCCAGCCAGAGGTGGAACGCAGTTCGGAAAGCACATCGATCGCCCCGCCTGCAATCGGGGTGGGAATTTCACGCGGTGCCGCCATGTCGCACAGCATCAGTGATGTGGCTTCCAGTGACGGACTCAGTCTGGCGAATTCGTTGGTGTTGATTTTCGCGTTAACCTCAGGGCGCTCGACCTCCGGCATGGCGATGACGATCGCATCCGTTCCGTTTGCCCCGGCACCAATCAGCGTATCGTCATAACCCCATTCAATTTCACAATCAGCATCATCCCCCACACCATTAACGGTGCCTTTCACCGTGGAAGTACCACCGCCCGGACGCTGGTAACTGGTCAACTGAACGATCTGCTGCATTTCCATGGTACCCAGCGTGCGCTGAGGTCCGAGGATAACCATGCGTGACGCCCGGCCCATTTGCATAGTTCGGGTGCGGATCGCCTGAATCTGCGCCAGCAGGAATACCGCCATTTCGCCATGATCGTAAGTAAGTACGGTAGTGTTCCCGCGGCTGTCTGCCGGCAGGCTGATAGTGGTCGCACCGTTGGTGTTCAGTACCCCCTCACCACCCGCCGGGTTCATTCCATAGAGCAGCGCGTTACGCATTTGCTGAAAAATCGCCTGCCTGGTACCGAGTCGCTGGGCTTCCGGAAGCGCAATCCCCCAGTTCCCCGCTGCGGCCATATCGTGATGATCGTAAATGGCGCGGGCACGGAACATATATGTCGGCGTGCTGACCATTCGCGCCTCCAGTGCCACAGAGGGTAACTGGTTGGCGTTACCTGACTGGCTTGAGGTAACCTGAGTGCGAATATCCAGGCGTTTCATATAAACGTACTGGTCGCCGTCTGCCAGGCGAACCAGCGGGTTACCGCTTGCCATGACAGAAAACGCACCGGATGCCTGCTGATACGACAGGATCATTTCCGGCATGATGTACGACGGATTTACAATTTGATAAGCGGGTGTAATAGCTGGCATCTCTTAGCCTCTCCTGATTACAGCAGAATTACCGCAGCGTTTCCGCTGTCGTTCCAGGTAGCAAAACCCGTTGCCGAATCGTAAGAAACGGTTTTGCTGTTACCCATCTGCATTTCGATGATTTTTACCGGAAGGGCAACGTCTTGCACTTTTGCCGCGCCTACCGTTCCCTGCGTGGTTGCATTGCCCGCAGGCACTGAAACCGGGGTAAAGGTGAATGTGGTTGCCGTAGGAACACTGAGCACCTGAACGATGCCGTTATATGCAGCAGGAGCCGCGCCCGTAATATCCACATAAACGCCCACGTTCAGGCCGTGCGCACTGGCAGTCGTCGCGGTCGCAAATCCCGCTAAATTTGCGGTAGGCGCAGTCCAGGTAATAGCGGTTGTAGCCACATCTGCCGCCGCAGTGCTGAACACATCCAGACAATCCTCCGCAAAATTCCACACCAGCGGCTGATTAACAGAAATCCCCGCGCTGGCCAGAGAGATCACGGCATCAGAGGCTTTGACCGGAACACGCATTCCTGAGCCCAGGCGATAAAACGACACGCTCATATTGCTGAGGAGAAGCGGTACCGGGGATTGCGGCGTGGTCAGGCCGTTGTGTGCCTGGTTGAACACGGAAAAGCCCACCAGTTGTGAAAGGCTGGCTGCGCGTTTGATAATGCTGCCACGTGGTGCAGAAGAGGCGCCCGGTACCAGTTCGTTAACCGGCAGTCCGCCCCACAAAGGTTTTATTTCATCACTGGCAAGGGTACCGGATGCCAGAGCATAACGTGCCGCCGGATCGTCCAGCGCCACGCCCTGGATAAGACCATCAGATTTCGCGTAGAACGTGCCGCGCGCGTTAGTGGTCTGCATTGGATTAACTGACAATGCACTCGCCATATTTATTGTTCTCCGGTTGATTACTGTTTGATGCCAGCGACTTTGCGGCTGACAGCCTGGAACGGTGCCCATGTTGCGGACGGATCGCCGATAAAGGTACTGATACGGCGTCCGGTGGCGTCGGTGCGGATGACTTCACGTAACCCGGCGCCGGGCTCCAGACTGGATGCCGCTGATGCCTGCGCATCGGCATAGATTTTTTTCTCCGCAATACTCAGGAGCTGGCTGTCTGCGATGGCATGCAGATCCACTTCTTTATAGTCTGAAGAATATTTTTGCAGGCGAGTCATGATGCGGCGGCGGTATGGCATAGCGCGTTCTCCCGCCATCGGCTGCGGCGCGCGCTCACCAAATGAAGCAAACACGCTATCGGCCTTACACTGGGTATCAGCGATTTCATTGCGCTCTTCATCGCTGAGTTCCTGCGGTACACGACTTTTCATTTCTTCCATGTCTGCGCGGATTTTTTCCAGTTCGGCATCCGCTTTGGCTTTTTCTTCTGCCTCCGCGTCCGCTTTGGCCTTTGCTTCGGCGTCAGCCTTCGCCTTTTCTTCCTCTTCCTTGAGACGGGCGGCATCTTCATCAGCTTTCGCCTTTTCTGCTGCTTCAGCATCTGCTTTTGCTTTTTCCTCGGCGTCGGCCTTTGCGCGGGCTTCGCGAGCGTCCAGCGCCTGGTTAATGAGTGCTAATACTTTTTCTTCATCCATTTTCTGGACCTCGTTCAAAAGTGTGTCGGATTTAACTCCCGTCGGTTCCCCCTGCTTGTCCCAGACGCCCTGCTCACAAATAGCCAGGTGGTCCAGTAAAACAGGGTTCCCCTCCAGCAGCAGCGGCTCGCCGTCGACGTTGATCAGAACGTCATCGCCGCCCGTCACCGTGGGGGATGTACTCAGTTGCCGCGTTGAAAGAATCGTGGCGGCGTCAGTGTCGTAGATGCGGGCCATTCCCCACACCTCATCACCCTGGATCCAGGCAAATGCAATCGCACCGATAGTCCTCGCGGCGTACTCCTCGCTGTTCAGCGTGTTTTTCTCCGGGTGCAGCCAGATCACCGGCAGGCCAGAGCACCGGGCGAGGAAATCATCAGTGAGGTAATTCTCGGGAGAACGGTAAGCGTATTGCCTGAACTTAGAACGCCAGGTAACACCCGTTCCGGTGATACGCAGCGCCCACAGGTACATATTTCTGAAAAACTGCGGGGATGTGAGTTGCCCGTCGGCAATAAGCCCGGCAACGTCCTTTTCATTGAGTGGTTCGGCATCAAGCATTGCCACCATGCCGGGATGCAACGGTTCCGGCAGTTCATCCGGAGAAAACCAGCCACAGGCCTGATTTTCATCGTTCAGTACCGCGTCGAATTGCTCAGCATCATCAGCGAGGTAGGTAACATAGCCATCAATCAGGGTATGAGGCGTCAGCGGTGCGGAATAATCAAACCCGCATTCTTCCAGCACTTCACGCTTTGCCGCGGCTTCAGGCGTCTCCCCCTCTTCGAGTTTTCCGCCCGGTACCGCCCACGAACCATCATCCCCACGCTTAACCAGAAATATTTTCCCGCCAGACTTAAACAGGATCCCGGCAGCGTAGGTGTTCACTTATCCTCCGTTTCTGAAGCCTTCAAAATTTGCTGTTCGGCGACCGACTGACATATTCCCCTCAGTAAATTTTCGCCATTTCTCGGTTTTCATTTCATCCGGCAGACTGCGCACGTTGTAGATGTATGTCAGGTAACAACGACAAAATACCTCTTCGCCCGGTTGAGTGATTTCATCGAGATAGCCATCCGGCCCCGCCTTCATAAATCCTTTCTTCAACGCCCAGTTACCGCGTATCGCATAGGTTTTCAGGTCGCGGTCTTTGTGTGGTTCCCGATAGTCATAATGGGGCTGGCGCCAGTGGCTGTGCCACACCGCCGCAATCGCCCCGCCATCGGTCGCAATGATGTTATCGATATTGGCAATCAGCTTATGTGTCTGGTCCACCATCACGCGGCGCCGTTCAAAATCAATCTGCCGCGCTGATTTGGCGATATGCTGGCTTGTGGCAACCACGCCAGAACGCGATGAAGCGGATAAACCGGGACTTATCGATGTAATGGGAGGAATGCTGGTTGCCCAGCCACTGAAACGCTGAATTGTCCGGTCAACAGCCTGTGTACGGTTCAGCTTTATCAGGTCGGCAGAAGCCATAATCCGCCTGTCCAGCTCTGCCCGCAGTTTTGGTTCAAGATAATTCAGTGTGAAACGGCTGACGCCAGGATGACGCTTAAGCGCCCTCTCCCGGCCAACCTCCAGATCGTAAGCAGCAGTCAGACGCCGGGACACATATCTGTAAAAATCATCGCCGCCGATTTTATCCTCAGTGGCATTACGCAGGCGCTCAGTCCACATAATCAGACTTTCTTCACTGCTGTAACCATGTTCCAGAAAGAATTTAATCGCGTCACGCAGCTCTTTCAGAAAGGAGTTCATCAAAATTCCCCTCACCAGGCGGTGTTGCATCCGGCGGATTTTGTTCAAGCTGCTCGTAATCCAGTTCCAGACGATCCGCAAACAGGTTTTCGTTCATATTGGCGTTCTCACAGGCCCATTTAATGAGTGTCGCCCTGTTTTGCGGGTCTTTGGTGAGTTGTGGCAACAGCACAGTCAACATCTCAGTAATCGCCTTAAAGCGTGTTTCATCGACTTTAACTTTTTCGCTTTCAGGCTCTTTCAGCGATGACGGCCATACGTAATCAAAGTTGTTCACCCAGGAACTGAAAGCCGCCTCCCAACTGATGCTTTTGTATTCCGGCAAATCGTTTTTCAGCGCCTCGAAAAACTCAGGCGACCACGCCCGGTACTGAACGATGCGAACGAAAAAATCATAAAGCGGCTGTAAATCCTTGCGCACATCGTCGATATACTGGGCGACTGCTTTTGCATCCTCTGTACCCTCGCCAAATCCGCGCGTAAACGTCTCACTGTTGAGCAGAATCGCGGGCATGTCTGCCGCCGTCGCGATATTCGCCAGAATGTGATTACGGGCGGTATCAAGCGGTTTTTCCAAGTTCTGCATGTCGAGAGATTCAATTTTGTCGTGTTCCCCCACCTGCAATACATCACCATTGCCACCGCGTTTCAGCATCCAGCGCTTAATACCGGACATTTTCTGCATCATGTTATTGACGATAGAGCTGGCCTGTTTGATGAACGCCACCAGCAGTCCAGCTTTAATCGTCACCATGTCGTCAGCGCGCATGGACTGAATAAATGATTTCAGCGGATACAGCGCGCGCTGATAAACGCTGCGCCCGGCAAAGCCGAAGGATGATGGCGTGTAGGCCAGATAAATTGGATCCTCGTTCATCATCACACAGCACCGGCTATGGTGGTATGGTTGCCCCGCAGCAGTTACGCTTCCCACCTTCTGAAAATCAGCAGAATTAGGATCCTGATTGAGTACCACAGAACCGGCTGTATTCATCGGATCCAACACGTTAAAGGTGATGGATTTTTTATACAGCGTATCAAACCCTACCGCATCGTTCGTGGGCTCGCCTTCAATCAGCATAACCACTGCGCCAACCCCATAAATACGGGACTGGCGCGCCGTGTTGGCAATAATGCGATCAGCTTTTATGGCTTTCCACTCACGCTCAAAAGCCTCCCGCAACCGCTTTTCAGGCCCGCGCGTCACATGCACGGTTCGCGGTTCCGACATAGCCAGTTTTATCGGGCGGTCGACCATCTTTCCGCCCAGCGGATGAAACAAATAAATCAGCTTGCAGAGCTCGTAACCCGCCTGCGCGCCGGGTTCAATGCTCCCGCCCTCCAGAATCTTGCTGAGGACGCCAGCATTGCTGCCCATGCAAATATCGTCGTCGTCCTGCATCAGAACCCCTCTCCGTTACCAAGACCAAGCGCGACGCCGTAGTTAAAGCAGTCAAACAGATCGTCGTCCTGGTTTTCTTCACCAATGATGAACTGGAGTACCTGCGTCAGAAGATGGTTTTTCTTCGACTGTTTGTACTCAACGATTTTGTCAAAGGCGTATTTAGAAATGCGTACCTTCCCGGACGCCACATAACCAGAAATGTTGATGGCACGGGATTCTTTGGGAAGTGACGTTAACTCACTGTCGACAGGGTGGACGTTCCTGCCCTCGTTAGCGCCCTGCTGTAACAGGGTGATGCCGGTTGCCTTATCCTCAATAAACAGGCCTGTGGTCCCCATACGGGCGCGGCAGATTTCGCTAAGGTGTTTAGCTTTACCTTCCCACTGCGGCACAACGTCTTTCAGGAAATACCCGTCAATCTGGATAATGTCCCAGTCCAGAATGATAAGGTGTGGCGGCGGCAGGTTATCCAGCGCAAACCAGATACACGCGGATCCGTCGTTCTGGAGTTTTCCCTTTTGCGCACAGTCAACAACACCATAAACCGTATCGCAGGAAAACGGATAATCAACAGGCGCGCCGTTCTCCAGCAACCAGTCGAGCTTGAAAAAGTTCTGCCCGCGCCAGTCCACGAATTCAGCGTTGTATTCCTGCTGAACCACCAGCGGAGGGCGACCATCGATAATTCGGGCCAGCGCCGCCGGATTAATTGTCGGGTTAGCCGCAGTCGGCGCATGATGTTCCTCCCAGCCCATCGATTTATCATTACAGGCCTGATAGAAAAAATTCTCGTCATCAACACCTTTCGGCGTACCGGCCATTACCGCATCGCCGTCAAAGTCGAGCAGCGTCGGCTCAATGGCCTGTTCCCAGATATCCCTCATGCCCTTTTTGACAAGACTGCCCTCATCAATAATGACTTTGTGATATTTTCGGGAGCGCCCGGCATCGGGATTATCCAGCGTCCAGAACTCAACCAGACCGCCGCCAATCAGTTCAATAATCGAATCGGTCTTACTGGAACTAATCGTGATCGGCTTTAACAGGTCACGGATGGTCTTAAACGACGGCAACAGGATTTTATAAGACGGCGCAAACCAGCCAACACGCATCTGACGAGCCGCCCAGTTTCCACCAGCCTGCTCCAGCATGGTGGTTTTACCGAAGCGGCGCCCGGCACGGATGACTTTTCGCTTTGCCGGAGAACGGTAAATTTTCTTCTGCCCCGCATGGAACGGCAGGAACTCAATAACATGTTCAGTCGCCATCAGGGGAATTCACCAGTTTAATGACCACTGTCGGCTCGTCGTCTTTGCCCTTGCCTTTACGCTTAAGCTCAACTTCCTGTTCCAGACGTTCAGCCTCGGCGGTGCGTTTTCGGATTTCCAGATCCAACAACCGTTGCGCCAGTTCGGATTCAGCCAGCCCCAGGCGCCGCATAATCGCTTCAAACATTTTTTCGCGACTGATGGTCGATATCTCGATACCGCCCTTCACCAGTTTCGTACCGGAATAAGCAAGGCGGGCTATCGGGGACAGTTTGGTGGTATCAGCGAAATGAGGTCGTCCTACACCATCACCATTACATCGGGGACAATCAGGGTTAGGCTCGCGGTTGTGGTTGTAGCCATATCCGCCAGCATCGTCCGGCTCTTTCCCTTTTTTGGCTTTTGCCTCCGCTTCCCTCTCTTCGAACTCGATAACATCACGCCATTGGTAGTTATGACCAAAGCCCCAGCAGTAACGACAACATCCACGGCGATATTGCGAGATTTCGTTAGCGTCGAACGTAGCGAGCTGCCACATTTTTTCGAGCACTTCATCTGCACTCGCCAAAGTGCGCACCAGTGAATCTCTTTGCTGCTGCGCAATTGCCTGCGCAACGTGAGGTAATGTTAGGAGTTGCCTACCGTAGCTTGCGTCACTGTAACCAGCGCGCTCTGCTGCGGCTGTTGCGTTCTGGTCTATGAGGTATTCAGCGACAAAGCGTTTTTGTTGGGGAGTGAGTTCACTATTAAGAAGTTTTTCTGCGCTTTTTTTGCCTGCGCAGTGCGCATTTTTTTCTGCGCATTTTTTTGCACACTTTGCGCAGTCGGTTTCTTGATGTAACGGCGGGCTGTAGCGTAATTCAGTCCCTGCGCTTCACACCAGTCTTTTGGGGATATACCGGATTTAGCATGCTCGGCGAGGAACTGGTGTTGCAGTGCTCCCCAGTCCGGTTTTGCCATAATTCTGCACCTGAGGTTAAAACCATTACGATGGGGCTCCCCATGGTGATGGCAATAAAAAACCCGCCGTAGCGGGTTAAATATCACTTAGCAAAATAGATGTCTTTAGCTAACGTTCCCTAAAATATGACCTTCGACTTCGTCAATTTTTACTCTTAGCATCGCATTTTGTAGTGCGCCCATTGTTCCTTGATCGCTCCGAACTTTGACATTCTCAAGATGCAAAAAGTTGTTTGGGTATTCGAAGTCTGGCTTATCACTTGTATAGCCGTTCGTTCCTTTATTTTCGAAATACTGTGATAAAGCCACTCCTGCAGAACCAATAGCTTTTAGATTTTCAGAAACAAACCCATAGTATTTTCTTCCTGCAATTAGAGAACCAGAAATCACATTTCCTTTCACAAACAGCGTGATGCCGATTCCGCAGTTAGTTCGGTTGACAATGTCATTAAGAAACATCAAGTCTTCGTCTTTAACTTTCAGAGCCAACACGTGCTGTAGTTCTACTTCTTCACTCATGGTACCTCCTTTTGATGTTAGTCTTTAGGATACCAAATGATGAATTTGTAGATAGCGATATTAATTACCAACGGTCATGGTTTCGTATGCTCGCTCGCAGGTACTTCCGGCGACATAACGCTCATCAGCCTCTTTTGCGAACTTTCCCGCCAGATCGTCAGCTTCGCCAAGCAACTGGGCGAGCAGTATTCCGGTCTCGGCTTTTGCCTGGCTTGCTGCGGCAAGAGCGGAAAGCCTGCCGGTTTCACTTCCTGCGAGCTGCCGTTGTACTGCTGCGAGCTGCTGTTGCAGCCCACCGCGAGCACGCTCAGCAGCATCAGCATCGGCCTGTATTTTTGCCAGTACTTCATCAGCTCTTTTCCGTTCTTCATCTGCGGCGTGCTGGCGACGCTGCTCTTTCGCTCTTTCGGTTACTTCACGCTGCAATGCGGTGGTCGCATCAGTAAGGTCTCGTTGCGCCCACTGGAATTTCCAGGATGTATCCGCCTTCTGATAACCTCGTGAATAACACCAATACGCACCAGCACATAACAAAAAAGCCACCAGCAGTATTTCTGCTAATGGCTTCCAGAATTTTTTAAGCAATACAGGTAACAGATTCATACCAGCACCGATTTTGCTTTTTCAAAGCGCTCTCGCCGATCTCCGATGCCGTTCTGCCCTCCGTTGATTATCTGTGTAACGCGTACCATGTCGCCGGAATATTTCAGACACCCTTTAGTCGCGAAGAACCACGCTGCACTACGGGCAGCATACGTATCCTGTGCCAGTAGATCCGGATGGGCAACGAGCTCAGTTTTGATCCCGTTACCGCAATCACGGTAGTTGTTCAGACCTGTGATCTGAATAAGCCCACGCCCGCGGTAGTTCCAGCCGTCGCCAGGCCCGTTGTTACCCATTCGCTTGCTGTATACCAGATTAGCTATTGCACGCTGTCGCTCGAGCGGAAGCGCCTTCTCACAGGCTTTTCGCCCAAGAGTACTGGCCTGATCTGGAGTGATTCTCCCGGCGCGGATGAATCCGGTCAGCCCGGCGATACTGTAGTTGAAGCTCTCCACCAGCCTTGTAAAACCAGCGCTTTCATGTCCCGCCTGAGCAATGAACATGGCCTGATCCAGTGGAGCAGTAATACCGAATTCGCTCATTGCCGCCGTAATATGTGGATACCAGCGCGCGGCCAGTTCGGCGCTGATACCAGCCGCCTGCTGAAATTGTTGTTGATTCATCAGTGCCTCAGTGCATCAACCAGACGCGCCACATTACCGCGAGCCCACAGCACAGCGGCGCAGATAAGGATATTCACCATCACCACCAGCCAGTGAGATGATTCATATAAACCAAAAACAAACCGGAAAGGGACGCTGGCATATACCAGCACCATGACATAGGCCAGTAACGAAATCAGGGGGCGGTGTGTCGCATCACCGCGTCGGTAAAACATCAGAACGATGACTATAACCCCACAAATTACGGCATTCAGAATTGCAGAAGGGTCATTTGCTACCATTTGATCCCCCTCCCCTGATACGAGAAAGAATACTGAACAGGCTGTTCAGATCCTGACTGTTAAGAAAAGTGAGAAACTTTATACACATTGCAGAAATAATCACTGCGCCAAGTGCATCCAGTGGTTTTTCATAATGCGTTATTGCCGCAAGCTTAGTACCTATCAACCCGGCGCCAAGCACTCCCACAATAAATGACGTGATAAAATAAGCGACCAGCCTGATGCGTCCGATGTTGGTTGCCGTGGCGACGTAAAATACCGAGCCGGCAAAAGCGCCGAATACCACACCATAGTCGGTTCCGGTTGCCAGACCAAATACACTGGCCCCCATTAATCCACCAGCCAACACTGTCGCACTGGATACAGGTTCGGACATTCATCCCCCTCTGGTTGTGTGGGTCCTCTCAGTTATGAGGGGAAATAAAAAAGGCCGCCGAATGGCAGCCTCAAATGGAATATGTATTAAATTGGAGGTTCTAACGGTCCCGCCAGAATCTCAGCCTCTCCGTTGTGACAAATGTCATCGCCCTGCGTCAGATGCCAGACACCAATAATAGTCTGACCAGTTTCCAGGTCCTCGGTTACGCCGTGGGTGTAGTAAGCAACCTGAACCCTGCCGTTGTGCTGTATCCAGTAGAAGCCTTCTTTCATTCTAATCTCTCCTCTTCTTAAGAGGAGTTTAGCTATTGGGATTGCAGGTTGGCGTTAGAAATACTAAATCATCAATGAAGTATTTCTCTGGTCCGCCATCGAGGATTCGAACCCCGAACCACAGAGGTAGAAGCTCCGTGCTCTTTCCAGTTGAGCTAATGGCGGAAAAAATTGACCAGTGAAGTCCACTGGTCATGGGTCATGCAGTTGTCTCTGCGAAACGGGTGTATCCCCACCCAGTGTTTTCAGTATCGAGAGCATTATCAAATGCCATATTAACTATAGCATCGCAGAAAAAAGTCATACTGATAATTCCCAATGACGCACTTCTGAAAGGCTCTATGGTTGTATTGCGTTGTACATAGCGCAAAAAATACCGATTGGCAGACTTAGAAATGGAAAACCCCGCACGATGGCGAGGCTTGAATTTGTTTGGTCGACGATTGAAGCTATGGCGACGATATCAGATTTACATAAAATATAGCCGTTTTAATCCAGTTTTGCAATCACCACGTCGCCAGCTTCTCAGCAAGCAAATCCCTTTTAATGACTATCCAGCCGCTATCGCGTAATCCGCTCAATATCTGCTCTACTTTTCCAACGAACATGTCTGGACCAACCTGCCGAATGTCTTTGACGTTACCATCGCGGATCTTAATCAGAAGGTCGATGTTAAGCATGTCGACGGCAGGCTGAACCTGGCGTGTTGGCGATGGTAGTGTCTGACTGAAATAGCAATCCTCCAGTTTTTCGAACACCTCCCAAGCCTGATCTGTTTCGAGCATCTTGGCGTGGCGGGCAGCGCCGCGTTCTGTCCAGAGGATTAGGGAACGGGCATTTTTACCAACTAACCCGATTGTTTCGGGTCTGTTCTTGAACTCGCGTAATTCGTTTTTTTCAATTTTAAAAAAATGCTTTCCTACAACGAATCGCGTGGTGTTGTTCAGAAAGTTATCAGAAATGTTTTTGATTTTTGTGCCGTATAAGTGCGCCAAAAGTTCGGTAGTAATAACGGGAATTTGGTTATGGGTAATCGGGGAAAGAGTTTCGACAGAGATTTGAGTGGTCATAATGACGCCCTCCGGTGATTGTTTTGTTTATCACCACCGCCGACGCCAATCGGATTGGGTGGTGAGACGTACAGGGTTGGCGTAACCGGATCACCGACCGGCGAGCCTTTCGGCTCCCCCATACGCCCCACCATAATTCAGATGCGCGTATACAAACGACAATAAAAAACACGCTCGCGGCGTGTCTCTGTCGCGGTGAAATTCCGGGACGCCAATCCCGACGCCAGATTTTGCTGGCGTACTGGGAATATAGCCCCGGATAACTGTTTGTGTCAATTAAGTGCGTATAGGTTGAAAGCCACCTGTTCCGAACGCGACTCCGATACACTCAAAAGAGACGCCTGATCAAGACGCAGAAATATCGCGCGCATGGTCAGCCAGTGTCTGGTGAAGGTTTCTGACCAGTTCTTTTCGCTAACGCCTACCAGTCCCGCTAACTCTTTATATTGATAAACCTCACGCCCGGCTAATTCAGATTTGACATCCTGTGCCGCCAGCCAGATTAATGTCCGGAGTCGTTCCTGTGTTTTACCGGCCATCTTCTTTCCGTCGAGTTGCGCCGCAAACGCACTCCAGCCCCACTGTGTTATCTCGACCTGGTGTTCCCAGCAGGTATTCTCACTGTAATTCCACAACAACCACGCCTTGTTGTGTTCATCGAGTGAAAGAACCGCCCGGCGCCATGAGGCAGTGGAATATTCCACAGGCTTCACCAGCGGGATAGCGCTTCCTTTCGCCAGCGACTGCTTGCCGGGGATTGGCGGGTTATTTAACGTTATCCAGCTTTCTGTTTCCTCGTCCCAGATACGCTGTTTTTTTCGGGGATAGTTTTTCGTGTCGAATTGCGCGTTCTCCAGCCAGGCCAAAAGCTGCCCTTTAGTCTCCCCGCTTAAATCGGCTGTCGCTACCATTAGCTGTTCACGTACATACTGGAGGTATAGAGCGTTCATTGAGTAAATCCTGTGAACTGATAAATACGAACAAAATTGCGCAGGATGCGGTAGTCAACCAGCACCGAACCCGGACGGCGGTAAATACGGAGGCGCTGCCAGCGCATGCGGAGTATCTCGATCAGTTCTGGTTTCATGCGGCCTCCAGCTTTTTTAGCGCACGCAGATCCGCCAGAGCCGCGAGCCTGATTTCCTTCAGCTCCTCGACCGTCCAGCGGTGCGGGGTGTTATTGTTCTCGAGTGCCAGCACCGCCGCCTCACCGTAACGCTCAACCAGCGCGGTACGATATGCTTCGATGTTCCCTGATTTGTAGACGTTGCAGACATCACACTGAAGATGGATGTTGAAGCGAGTGAAGCGCAGATGCCCCGCGGCGGCCGTAGTCCTGTAATGGCCTGCATGCCATGCGAACGCCGTCTTCGTTCCACAGGAGATGCAACCGAGTCCTTCTGCCAGTTCGGTTTCGCGGCAAATGTCATTTACGGCGCGCTGCGTCAAGTCAATCCAGTGCTTCAGCGGCTTAACCGCGGCTTTCCGCTGGCGCCAGGCGGCGCGTTCTTTTTTCTCAGCGGCGCGCTGAAGTGATTGCGCCTTACGTTGCGCGGCTTCGCGAGCTTTTCTGGTTTGTTCTTTGCCGACGGCGCTGGCGCACTGGTACGAGCAAACGATCTGCCCCTCGCGTATCGGGTGAAACCACTGGCGGCATTCTTTGTTTGCGCACTTACGATGCGGTAATTTAGCCATGTTCACCCCCAGACCTTTTGGCGTAAGGATTTTGGCGTCCGCACCCGGTGTGCATATTCAGGTAATTTCGCGCTGACAGTCCAGGTAATGAAGTCAGGGTTCAGGCTCTTTTCTGTCCTTACGCCCCGCTTCTGATAATCCGATATCAGCGTGTCGGCCTGCTCGGTTGTGCAGTCATGATGATGGAACCAGGAGTATTTCATCGCCATCACCCCGCAAAGCTCATGAGCTGGGCGGCGGCGTTCTCGGCCTCGCGCTGAGTACGGAATGTACGTGATAAAATCCAGCGCCAGAGAACATCAAGCGCAGATTTATACAACTGCTGAAATTCGACCTCATCCATACTGGAAAAAGCGATGCTGCGGGGATGTTTGCGAAGGGTGCCGTCCGGTAGCTGGATGGCGTCATAGTGACCAGCCTCAACCGTCACCCATGCGCGGTAGGCATCGAATGATTTACACAGGCTAATCCCGTTTGTTACCCGGCGGTTTGCAATCTGTTCCAGATACTGTTCAGCCGCATCCAGTAATGCGCTTTCATTCCCGCCATATGCAGCGAGAAACTTTGCATAACCGTTTACCAGTTTGCGCTCATTGGCAGAAATGGCGCCGCCGGTGGGTTCCCAGTATTCAAACCCAAGATTAAGCAACGCGAAAAAGCGGCGATGGAATGCAGGATTCCTCACCTGACGGAACTCAGCCACCAGCACGGCGCCGAGTTTGATTTTTGATTGCAGAATATCACTGGTCTCCGGCGTTGCGGGGATCAGAATTCCAGATGACTGCTTGATGAGTTGTAATTCGTGCGCCATGGTGTTCTCCGTGGCGCATAATTGTCAGGTTACTGGTTGTTCAGGCCAGTGCGATAATTATGATTGCGTGCTGATTGTTAAGTCAATTATTAGAACCCATCTCTCTGACAACTTCCATAATGGTATCCTTAGACCAGTACAAATCATCTCTCGATAGCTTTCGGTTTGTTACAGAACCGTTTTGGGTTGATAGGATATAGCGATCACCTGATGCAAGTCTAAAAGACAAAAGTTCTATTCCCTTTGCATCAGTTATAGTCACCCGCAAATTATCAGTAAGACTGATAGGACTCCCTCTGCCACGTACCCCCCTGAGCGACACACGGACGCGGTTAAAAATTGTCGGCAGCAGCATCAAAGGGATACGCAAATTGCGGTATTCTGAAAAATGCGCGCCAGCATTAAGCGCAATGTTAATAAAACCAGTCGTCAGCGCTTTCCCACGTTTCCTGCAGAATGCTCTGTATACGTTTTTTATCGCCATCAGCAGCACCGACGATACTCAGACCATCCTGACTGCCTCGACGGATGGTTAAGTTGCAGTTTTCATACTGATTCTGGAGACGGGTAATTAATTCTTTTTCAAGTGCAGGAACGGCACCTTCCGGAAGCTGTTTTGTCCGGCTGATAACAAGTTCAATTCTCATAATTCCCTCTACATTCAACCACTGTATATAAACACAGTATACCTGTTAGAAAGAATATTCAAGGGGTGAATAGCACTTTTTGCAAAGGCTAGCGTGTTGTTTCATATCACATTTTAGGCAAAAAACCCGCCGCAGCGGGTTCAGATAAAAGAAAACCCGTACTCGGCGGGTTCACATTCATTCAAATTACGCTTACTTCTTGGTGTTCTGCTCCGACATTTCCATATATCGCCATGCTAACTTTGTCTCGATCTTCCTGTGATTTTGCTGCAATGTTGAAAACAGATTTATCTAATCGCTTATAGTATTAGACATTTCGAATTTTTCACCGATTGGCTTTAGCTCATCAATAGCCTTATAGATTTCGTCATTTGATGGTTTTTTACCAGAATAAGCATAGTTGTAAGCATAAAAAACATCTCCTCTGGTATCCTTGAACTCCATAACAGGAACCTTTTGAACTTTTCCATTGTTATTACTTATTGGGATAACCTTGGAGTCATGTTGGCTTGAATACAACCTTGGCTCTTTTCCTTCTTCAAAAATCATTCGCTGATACATGAGCTTATCCTCGTAATTCATCAAATAATTAACAACAAAAAGTTAGTGTGATTGTACCTAATAATGCTTTTGCTTTCTGCTGTGGATTTAACCAGCTATCATTCCTCCTGCTGAGGTGCTGCCGCAACTCGCAAAGCATCTTCAAGATTTGTGACGTATTCAGAGATGGCCACCTCATCCTCACCAAACTCATAGAGCACGTCAAGCAGCGCCAGCACGGTGGCGGGGTTAGCGGCGGCGATAAATTCCGCGTCACGTTTCTCAACAGTATGGGCCAACGTCACTTCTCTCCAGTGCCGGTAGCGCTGAAAATCCGGTTGTCTTGTTGCAGCTATAACGCTTCAGGTCATAATCAATTACTGCCCGCTGGTCACGAAAAACGCCGCACCGCCCGTGGCGGATGAAACCTCCGCGCACTAACGCGATCTGCAGATATTTCTCCGCCGTGGTTCGGTGCACGCCGAAAATCGCAACGACGTCGTTCGTCGTGATGCGCCCCTGCTCTTTCACCAGTCCGATAATCCGCTCAAGAATAATCATCCGTTCGCTGTGTGTTTTAGGTCGGGCCATTTTTAACCCCTTATTTCACGATCCGGAGGTGGCTAACGTTTTTCCGGTAGCTTCCCCAGTCAAAATTCACCCACATCCCTCCGTCCATCTGGAGGCGATCGATAACCCTCGCGCCCAGTGAATCCAACAGCCCCTCGTGGTTAAGATTCGTCAGAACGCCAACAGGTCGCATCGATGAGAGACGGCGATCGATAACCTGATTGAGAATGACCTTCTCACCACTGCTTCCGCGCTGAATACCGACTTCATCCAGTACCAGCAGGTCAACTTTGCAAAGGTCATCAAGCAGGGACGCTTCTGATTGCCCACCGTCGTAGCACTCACGAACCCTGAGCATCAGGTCAGGAATGGTTACCACCAGAACGCTATGACCGCCGGCCAGCAGATGATTTCCGATTGCCGCCGCAAGATGGTTTTTCCCGGTTCCCGGACCACCGCTGAACACAAAGCTCGCAAATCCACTACCGAAGTTCTGGGCATAACTTTTTGCCATCGTGTACGCTTTTCGCTGCCCCTCCCCGCTTACTTCGTAGTTAGCAAACGTACAGCTACGATGGAGATCCTGAATGCCAGATCGCCCGAAAATCTTCTCGGTGCGGGATTTCTGATTCATCCTGTCAAGCTCTTCACTGCGTTTACGCCCTTCGGCTTCCTGCCATGCCCGCCACTCATCAGCAGTCGAGAATTTCGGCTGCACACTGGCTGGGATAATTCTTTTCAGGCGATCAAGCGCACTGCCAGTACCGATTACGTTTTTCATCGTTACCCCCTGAATCCGGTAGGAATGGTTTTGTCTGGCGCAGAAATGTGGTTCACATCTCTGCCAGCTCTTCGGTCGTTGAGAGCGAACTTCGGTTTGAATAGTCCCTAGTAGCCGTTGGCAATGCTTGTGTTGATGACGTTTACCGGATCGTGGCCTTCATCCAGGCACTCCTTCAGAAGCCTGAAAGCTTTTGTTACCGTCAGTTCGGTTTTTATGGGCTTTCCGGATTGCTGGCGGTAGGTGACCCATTCGTTCCACGACGCAGCATTCAGCCATTCGGGAACAGGAATACTCAACGGATCAAACTTCACTTTTCCCTTAGGGGGATTAAAGGGGGTTAGATCTTTTATATTTGTCTTTGGAATAATGTCTTTGGTGTTCCCTGTTTTCGGGGATACCCTTCCCTCTTTTCGGGGATAACTATCCCCGTTTTCAGGGATGGCTGAATGGGGTAAAACGCTATCCCTGTTTTCAGGGATAACTATCCCCGTTTTCGGGGATGCCCTTCCCCCTTTTCGGGGATAACTATCCCTGGTTTCGAGTACAGAAATAATCCATGTGGCAATTTCATCATCAGGAAAAGACACCGGACATTTTGAGCAATGTGGCTTGGAATAAGCCCATTTATCCAGGTTTGTATTAATCCCTATGTATCTTGTTTGACCAATACGGCGCAGGATAATGATGTTACGATAGGCAAGACTCAGCACCGCTTCGGATACGTGCTTTACCTTCAGTGTTGTCTTATCTGCAATGAGGCTGTTGGCAATACGATCTGATTTTTTCGACCAGCCATAAGTCAGCCGGATAATCGCATTCAAAACACGGAACTCACGCCCCGATAGTTCAACGATACACAAGGCGTCCTGGATCTGATTAGCTAAACGTAAATAGCCATTTTCCAGATCAGCCATACGGCACTCCTGTTGCGTCGGTACCGGCGCAGGGAATTTGTATATTTCAGCGGTATTTGACATACTCATCTCCGCAATTACCTACCGTTTTTGCACCAGAAAGCCGTTGGTGACCCCTCACCGCGGCTTTCGCCTTTTGGTTGCTGCCATTTTCAGTCCCACCCCAGCGCATCCGGCCTGGCTCGTTCAGCCTTTAGCCCTGCATCAGCGAGAATCTCTACAGCTGTGAGATAGTTTCTGGATACCAGTACCGCCTCCGGTGGCGCGGCCTGAATCCCAAGAAAAGCCAGCTCTTTCGCCATATTGCAGAAATATCCCTCAGCTTTACGCCTGCTGACTGTCGACTCGCTGATGCCCATATGCTCGGCGTATGATTTCTGCCCTACTGATGCAAGCCGGTTGAGCAGAACACTCTCTATCTCAATCGGGTTGATTTCTGGTGGGTCTAACTTTCGTGCAATTGCGTTCTCCATGGGTAAATATCCTCTATGGTTATTTGGCTGATGCCTCTTGGCTTGGTAAGCCATCGGTTGGGTTTGGGTATGCTGCTGGGTCAATCTCGTGAGGAGTGACTTTCCATTCAAGAATTTCACATAACGGCAGGATGCGACGGGGAGGAATTACTCCTTTTCTCAGCCACTTGCCTACAGCTTGAGACGAGATACCAAAATGTTCGCCGATGCTCATTTGAGTCATGTGGTTACTGATTTTGATTTTTAATTGGTTGTCCATTTGGCTCTCCAGTTCTACGAGTTGGTAGCTGGAGATTATCACGTAAAACTTTAGGCTCCAACAAAAATCAATCTAATAGTTCCAATGAATAAAGAAACTGAAGGTTGTAAAATGTGAATATGAACAAAAATCTTCATCCCATTTTCGCCAAGCGTATCCAGCAAGTTCTGGATGAGAACGGCTGGTCTATGGCTGACCTCTCACGGCGCGTAATGCTTTCTCACACATCTGTGAGAAAGTGGGCCTCTGGCACGTCTGTAGCCAGCGGAGAGCGCTTGAAAAGGTTATCGGCGGTGACCGGAAGGCCTGAATATTGGTTCTTCATGGAGCCAGGGGATGAAAGTGAAGGCGAAAGGGCTGAACCTAAACCCAGAGTCCTTGATGAAAAAGAAGAAACATTGCTTTCTCTTTTCAATCAACTCCCGGAAGCAGAGAAACTGCGTGTTATCCTCCATACAAAAGCAGTCCTCCAAGAGATGGATCTGCTGAAGAACAACGTTTTTGATCTAATTAACGACCTCAAAAAATAGAACCAAAGAACTCATCCATACAGGTAGCACCTCTTTAGGTGCTATTTTTATGCCCCAAAATAGAACTTTTAGTTGCACTTTTTGCTTTACAAATCGAACCTTTGGTTTTATTGTTAGTTTCATCGATAACAAGCGCATCGTTGTCAGGTGTAAAACGTTCCGCTGGCCGGCGATAAGGCAAACGAGGGTGAGAATGATTGATTTCGCACGTAAACCAGCTCGACAGCAGGCCGTCCCGCTCAACCGGATTGAGGTTTTAATCCGCCGCCTCTGCTACCTGCTGGCGCAGAAAGGAGATCCGGATGCTTAAACAATGCGGTTACTGCCGCAAATCCATTGATGAAGGCAAAGAAGTAAAAAACACCCTTCTCTATCTCAACGGCTCGCAACTGGCGCGCAAAGAAAAGGAATATTGTTCCAGGCAGTGCGCTGAATACGACCAGACGGCGCACGAAAGTTAAATAGTAGTTCCGAAATATGAAATGAAAAATTCGCCATTAATTTGGCGTGGCTTCCTACACCCTGAATTTAAGACTGGAGAAATTATGGAAATCGTAAAAATCGAAATGAACCTGAAAGCAGTTAATAAGAGCATTGCTTTATTCAATTGCGAAAAGAAAGTCTCAGGCGTTATTCACTCAAATTCAACTGGCGAAACTACTGTGATTCTCGACGGTGGATATGTACTCGGAAAGTTCGACTGTCCTCATTGTGCTGTAGAAGCCATTTCGCTGCTCACAGTCAAGGTAAGTGATGGAGAACAAGCAGGGTTTGGTAATTACCGAAGTTACAAGCTTGATTACTCAGAAAAATTTTATCAGACCATCTATTAAGAAAACGCCCACCGAAGCGGGCGTGCCCTGTCCGGTCCAACCGACCAAAGCGAACCGGACCTAACAACCAGATATATCGGGGTGCTGTTAAGGCACCTCCATTCTACACGAATTGAGGACAAAACAATGAGTGGAACTAATCCTGTATTTTTAGTCCGCAAAGCAAAGAAATCATCAGGCCAGAAAGACGCTGTACTCTGGTACAGTGATGATTTTGAAGCGGCAAATGCAACACTGGATTATCTTCTGATTAAATCCGGTGCGAAGCTGAAAGATTATTTCAAAGCTGTCGCTACTAATTTCCCTGTCGTTAACGAGCTGCCGCCGGAAGGCGAACTGAGCTTCACTTTCTGCGATTACTATCAACTCGCTAAAGACAATATGACCTGGACGCAAATCCCCGGCGTCACCCTGCCATCATCTGAAGCCGCCGCCGCGGCGCGCCAGCATATCGTCGATGGTGTTGATACCGAAACAGGCGAAGTGCTGGAAGACCACACCGAAAATTTTGGTAACGAAAGCAACAGCCCTGCCCAGGCAACAGCCCCAGCCCCCGAGCTGACTGTTGTCGCAACTATGCCTCTCCGTCACCGCGTTCTTGCTCAGTACATAGGTGAAGGTGAGTATCTTTATCACGTCGACGCCTCCCAGAAAAAAGAAATTCTGCGTCTCGAAATGGACACCGATAATTCATATGTCCAGAACCTGCTGCTTGCCGCCGAGAATGTTGAAGCGTTCAAGAAAGCCATTGAACATGACATTCACAAAATAGTGAATGCCGTTAAAAAAGTATTCCCTGTCGATGGAAAAACTCCTGAACTGGCGACTGTTATCCAGTTCCTTAAAACATGGTTCGAGACGGAGCATATCGATCGCGGTTTGCTCGTTAAGGAGTGGGCGAAAGGCAACCGTGTATCGGCTATTCAACGCACTGAAAGCGGCGCCAACGCTGGCGGTGGCAATAAGACTGACCGTAACCCTGATTACGAACACACTCTCGATACTCTGGACGTAGAGATTGCAATGGCCACTTTGCCTATGGACTTTAATATCTATGAGCTACCTGGCAGCGTTTACCGTCGCGCAAAAGAAATCGTAAAGAAAAAGGAAAGTCCGTTCAAAGAATGGTCCGCAGCACTTCGCGCAACGCCCGGTATCCTGGATTATTCCCGCGCCGCTATTTTCGCGCTGATCCGAAGCGCACACCCTGAGTTTTATCACTACCCCGGACGCCTTCAGGGGTATATCAACGCCAACTTAACGGAGACTGATCACGAGAACCCCACCGAGGAAGCTCTCACGGCTGCCCGACACACTCCGGAAAAAGACGCGGTAGAAGAAGCCAACCGACAGCTTGCCGCCGCGCGCGGTGAATATGTGGAAGGCATCAGCGACCCGAACGACCCAAAATGGGTGAAGACCGGGACAAGCCAGCCGACCACCGAACCTGAACTGGTTAAAAATGTTGGCAACGGTATTTTCGACGTGTCCGCTTTAATGCAGAACTCATCAACTCATGGCACAGAAACGAATCCGGAGACCACCAGCAATGTGCAGGTTCAAAAAGCTGACAGTGATGAAAAACAGGCTGGTGATGCGGTGCAGGCAGGCGAAGGCGATCTGGGTACTGGTAAAGAAGCAGTTACCGTAGAGAACCAGAATCAGGCTGAGACGCACCAGAACAACGATTCTGTGAGCCAATCTGAACCTGAGGCGCAACAAAACGTACCGGAATCGCAACAAGAAGAGCCAGAAGCAGCCTGGCCGGAATACTTCGAGCCGGGCCGCTATGAAGGTGTACCAAACGAGGTTTACCACGCCGCCAACGGGATCAGCTCAACTCAGGTGAAAGATGCTCGCGTGTCGCTGATGTACTTTAACGCGCGTCACGTAGAGAAGACTATCGTCAAAGAGCGCTCTCCAGTGCTTGATATGGGCAACCTGGTACATGTTCTGGCTCTACAGCCGGAAAACCTCGAAGCGGAGTTCAGCGTAGAGCCGGAGATCCCTGAGGGTGCTTTCACCACCACCGCCACCCTGCGCGAGTTCATCGACGCGCACAACGCCAGCCTGCCAGCGCTGCTGAGTGCTGACGATATCAAAGCGCTGCTGGAAGAGTACAACGCCACCCTGCCGTCGCAGATGCCGCTTGGAGCTTCGGTAGATGAAACCTATGCATCGTATGAGCAGCTTCCCGAAGAATTCCAGCGCATTGAAAACGGCACCAAACATACAGCCACGGCGATGAAAGCCTGCATCAAAGAGTACAACGCCACCCTGCCCGCGCCGGTTAAAACCAGCGGCAGCCGTGACGCGCTGCTGGAGCAACTGGCAATAATCAACCCTGACCTGGTCGCTCAGGAAGCGCAAAAATCGTCGCCGTTGAAAGTCTCTGGCACGAAGGCCGATCTGATTCAGGCCGTGAAATCAGTCAACCCGGCAGCGGTATTCTCCGACGAATTGCTGGATGCGTGGCGGGAGAACACCGAAGGGAAAGTGCTGGTCACCCGCCAACAGCTCAGCACCGCGCTGAACATTCAGAAAGCCCTGCTGGAGCACCCGACCGCCGGCAAATTGCTGACTCACCCAAGCCGCGCTGTCGAGGTTAGCTATTTTGGGATTGATGAGGAAACCGGGTTGGAAGTTCGGGTACGCCCTGACCTTGAGCTCGATATGGGCGGCCTGCGCATTGGCGCCGACCTGAAAACTATCAGCATGTGGAACATCAAGCAGGAAGGCCTGCGTGCGAAGTTGCACCGGGAAATCATCGATCGGGACTATCACCTGAGTGCGGCCATGTACTGCGAAACTGCGGCGCTGGACCAGTTTTTCTGGATTTTCGTCAACAAAGACGAGAACTACCACTGGGTCGCCATCATTGAGGCGTCTACCGAGTTGCTGGAACTTGGCATGCTGGAATACCGCAAAACAATGCGAGAGATAGCAAACGGCTTCGACACTGGTGAATGGTCAGCGCCTATCACAGAAGACTACACCGACGAACTGAACGATTTTGATGTGCGCCGCCTTGAAGCGTTGCGCGTACAGGCATAAGGGGAAAATCATGGAAAACACAAATATTGTTACCACTGAGCAGCAGGCACCAAACACCATTTCTGCCAGTAACGCAATTTTTAACGTTCAGGCACTGGGTCAGTTAACAGCTTTCGCTAACCTGATGGCAGACTCACAGGTGACGGTACCGGCACACCTTGCAGGGAAACCAGCCGACTGTATGGCTATCGTCATGCAGGCTATGCAATGGGGCATGAACCCTTACGCTGTGGCTCAGAAAACACACCTGGTTAACGGTGTTCTTGGTTACGAGGCACAACTGGTCAACGCAGTAATCGCAAGCTCCAGTGCCATTCATGGCCGTTTTCATTACCGCTATGGGGGTGACTGGGAGCGCTGCACCAGGACACAGGAAATCACACGCGATAAAAACGGTAAAAATGGGAAGTACACCGTCACTGAGCGCGTTCGTGGCTGGACGGATGAGGACGAGATCGGCCTGTTCGTTCAGGTTGGTGCCATTCTGCGAGGTGAATCTGAAATCACCTGGGGAGAACCTCTTTACCTCTCCGGCGTTGTTACCCGCAATTCTCCGCTATGGGTTTCAAACCCTAAACAGCAAATTGCCTATCTGGGCGTTAAATATTGGGCTCGCCTGTACTGCCCGGAAGTGATCCTCGGCGTGTACAGCCCTGATGAGGTTGAGCAACGAGAAGAACGCGAGATTAACCCTGCTCCAGTCCAGCGCATGAGCGTACAGGAAATCACCAGCGAGGTTAGCACCAGGACCAGCGCGCAGGAGTCGGCAGCTAACGTTGATGCTGTTGCCGACGATCTTCGCGAACGCATTGATACAGCAAGTTCCGTTGATCAGGCAAAAGCAATCCGTGCGGATATCGAATCACAGAAAGCGTTGCTGGGTACTGCGCTGTTCACCGAATTAAAAAACAAAGCAGTGAAGCGCTATTACCAGGTCGATGCACAGAACAAAGTCGAGGCAGTGATCAACTCAATTCCAAACCCTGGCGAACCGGAAGCCGCAGAGATGTTTGCTAAAGCTGAAAGCACGCTTGGCGCTGCTAAACGTCATCTTGGCGACGAACTGCACGATAAGTACCGCGTCACCCTGGATGATATGAAACCGGAATACATCGGCTAATTGCATCGGGAGGGGTTACGCCCTCCCGCCTGAGGAGGTTTTATGCGCCTTATAAATCGCAGTAAGCAATCGCCATTGGGCCGTCGCGCATGTGATGTTGCACTGGCAGCGCATCATGAGAAGTTCGGCGATTACGGCAGACAAAAGCACGTTACCAATTACACCGTTGTAGTGGATGGCGTAAAGGTTCCTGTCGAAGTAGTTAACCGGGCCACCAGCTACGTAGCCACCGCAATGATCGGCGTCCGGAAACTTAGAAATCTGCCAGCACAGGCAAACTGAATATTAGCGATGGCCCGCTGCGGGGCCACTGGAGAAAACGATGAGCAACATTATCCAACTGACGCCAAACAAGTGGGTTAGCGAAAAAGTTCTGATTGCGGTTACCGGGCTTAAGCCCGGAACCATTACCCGCGCCAGAAAAGAATCCTGGATGCTGGGCCGCGAGTACCTGCACATTTCACCAGACGGAAATCCGAAGCCTTCGAGCGAATGCATATACAACAGAGAAGCCGTTGATCAGTGGATCGAGGCGCAGAAAAAAAATCAACCAGGTGCGAAGACAACATGAAAAGCAGTACACTCGTCAATGCTCCTGGACGTCAGGAGGGATTAATGGCTAATGCATCATACCCGACAGGCGTCGAAAACCACGGCGGTTCGCTCCGCATCTGGTTTCTGTATAAAGGTAAACGTGTCAGGGAAAACCTTGGTATCCCTGACACTGCAAAAAATCGCAAGATAGCTGGCGAACTGCGTTCTTCGGTTTGTTTTGCGATAAGGATGGGGAATTTTAACTATGTGGAAAAATTCCCAAACTCACCGAACCTTGCCCGGTTCGGTCAGGATAGAAAGGAAATTACTGTGCTGGAGCTTACCGAAAGATGGTCCGAGCTGAAGAGAATGGAGATCAGCTCTAATACCATGAGTAGGTACGAATCTATCATAAAAAACATGCTTCCACTCATCGGCGAAAACAAAATGGTTTCTGCGGTGACTACTGAGGATTTGCTGTATGTCAGGAAGGAGTTGCTGACGGGCTTTCAGGTAATGAAGAAGGATCACCGGACTCAGGTTAAAGGCCGGAAATCGTCCACAGTGAATAATTACATGATGCTGATGGCCGAGATCTTCCAGTTTGGAACAGATAACGGCTATGCAAAGGAAAACCCGTTTAGCGGAATTAACCGTCTCAAGAAAGCGAAAGGGGAACCAGATCCACTCACGACAGACGAGTTCATCAGGTTTATCCAGGCATGCGGACACCAGCAGATGAGAAATCTCTGGTCACTGGCAGTCTATACCGGAATGAGGCATGGGGAGTTGTGCGGTCTGGCCTGGGAAGATATCGATCTGCATGCCGGGACGATCATTGTGAAGCGCAACCTTACCCAGACGGATGAGTTCACCCTGCCAAAAACCAACGCAGGTACTGACAGGGTGATATATCTCATTCAACCAGCTATTGATGCCCTGAGGAATCAGGCCCAGTTGACACGCCTTGGCCGGCAGTTTGAGGTTGGAGTGAAGTTGCGGGAATATGGACAATCTGTCATTCAGCCCTGCACGTTCGTATTCAGCCCTCAATGCGTCAAACGTGGACCTCGCACAGGATATCACTACGCGGTTAATTCCATTAATAAAATTTGGGCCCCGATAATCAAGCGTGCCGGCATTCGTTACCGTAACGCGTATCAGTCACGACATACCTATGCATGCTGGTCATTATCAGCTGGTGCTAACCCAAACTTTATAGCAACGCAGATGGGGCATACCGATGCACAGATGGTTTACAAGGTGTATGGAAAGTGGATGTCAGAGAAGAGCGCAGAACAGGTTTCTCTGCTCAACCAGGCACTTTCCCGCTATGCCCCATCACTGCCCCAAAGCATGGTAGCAGCGCAGTAG